GAACAGACGTTTACGCCGCTTCTGCAATCAACGGGCGGGTCGATAACGTTATCGGAACAGGCATCCGCCCACAATGCCGAGTACAGGCCGAGCGTGGCATTCTGACGCCAGCGCAGGCCGAAGAATTTCGCGTAATGAGCGAATGGCTTTTTGCCAAGTGGTCAGAGCATCAGGATTTTTACCTGAAGCAGCGAATGCTGGAACGGTGTAACGGAATTTTCGGGGAATCGTGGATGCACATGGCAGACGATGACGACTTGACGAAACCGGTCACGATGACGGTTCAGGTCGTTCATCCGCAACGAATCCCACTTTACAGCTACGGCACAAACAACGGCAACGAGCGCCGCAGGCTGGGCATCAAGTTAGATGCAAGCGGAAAGCCAGTTGCGGCGTATGTCACGAAGACATTACCGAATGACAGCTACGCTTACAGCCTGGAAGAAGAGGAGGTCAGTCTTGACGACTTGCTGCACTGCTACGAGGAGCAAACACCGGGACAGCTTCGCGGCGTTCCGTGGCTGGCTCCGGCAATGGCAAAACTGAAAGACCTAAAGGAATTCGTTTACGCGAATTTGGTTGCCGAACAGGTTGCCGCTTGTCATGGGGCTTTCGTCACTGGTGTGACTGATCCTGTGATTCTGGCGGAACAGGGGCGGTCACGTTCGAACCTTGAGGATCTGGCACCTGGCAGCATTCAGTATCTGGCTGAAGGCGAGGGCATTCAGTTCAGCGATCCGGCAAGACCTGGCACAACGCTGGGGTCTTATGTCGAGTGGTCATTGCATGGTGTAGCGGCAGCGTTGCGGTATCCTTACGAATTGCTGGCAAAGCAGTTCACGAACAATTTTAGCGGCGGGCGATTGGCTCTGATTGACGGCCGAATCACGTTTAGGATCTGGCAACAGTTAGACATCGAATCGGTTTACCGCAAAGTCTGGGCGAGATTCATTGATCAGTGCGTAGTGCAGGGTAAGTTGAATGTCGATCCGGTGAAGTACGAAGAAAACCGGGACCACTTTCTGCAACACGCATGGATTCCGCCTGGGTGGCCGTGGGTCGATCCGGAAAAGGAAGTCAACGCGGATATTCTGGCAATCGGTGCGGGACTCACAACGCAAACCGAAAGCCTCGCAAGCCGTGGCAGAGACTTCGATGAAACCTTAGTTCAGATCGAGCGTGAGCAGATTGCGAAAGCGGCAATGGAATCAAGGGTGAACAAAGCACGGGCGGCACTAGGGTTGCAACCGTTAACGGCAGAAACAACAACGCCAATGGAGACGCAAAGTGCACCAGCTTAAAACTGCAACCGATCCGGGATTTTTCCGGACAGATACAACGGCCGAGCGACCTGTCAGGGTAGACCGAAAAGCCAACGTGATTTTCGGTGCGTCCCTGATGCAGGTTGGCGACTTGAATGACGTTGACGCACGCTCATGGACCGTTGATGCGAAGACGTTGGATCAGGCGTATCAGTTCGCGAACCAAAGCCGAAACGGGCTGAAAGCCCGATTCACGCATCCGAATATGTCCGCTGATGGCATGGGCAGCTATTTGGGTCGATGGCAGAACGTGCGAATCGAAGGCCATACACTTCGAGGCGACCTGCATATTGCAGACGCTGCTTTCACCAGTCCGCAGGGCGATCTTGGCAACTATGTCATGGATCTGGCAGAAAGCGATCCCGAATCATTTGGCGTGAGTCTGGCGACAAAGCTGGACCGTGGCGACTTGGCACAATTCGAGAAGTTGAATTCTGGAAAGTCGAAAGAAGAGCGGTCGATGTGGCCAATGCGGTTTTCTGCAATCAAAGCCGGTGACGTTGTCGATGAGCCAGCGGCAACACGGGGCGGATTCTTTTCGTTAAATGCAGATTTGCGAGACCTGCCAGCACAGGCAACAGCCTTGCTGAGTTCGTATTTTGGAGATGCGGAACCTGATGTGGTCCGAGGTCGTATCTCAGCGTTTCTGGACCGATATTTTTCGAGTAAAGGACAGGCCATGCCTGGAGAAACTGAACAACCGAGCGAGGTTCCAGAAACGCCGGTGGCTGATTTGAGTGCTGTGGTTGAACCGGTGGTTGTCGCGACTCCTACCGCCGATCTTGCGGCAATTGAGCGTGACCGCTGCAAGAAGATCAGGGCACTGTGTGACTTGGCTGGAGTTGGCGAGAAATTCAATGCTTTCGTCGATGCTGGCTTTAGCGTTGTTGAAACTCAGGCGGCGCTGAAGGATCTGATGGGCAAGCGTGGAAGCGTTTTGGATGCGGCACCAGAGCCACCAGCCGATCCGAATGCGAAGTACAAAGCGGAATTCAATCAGCACAGGAGTCTTCTGAGTGTGTCAGAAGAACAGTACATTCGAAGCCGTCGGATTGATGATGGCCTTGAGCACTTGCAGAAGTGAGGAGAGTTGAGCTATGGCAGTTTCAGCGAATCAAATTGTGTTGATGCAGGACGCGGGCGACATCATTCAGTGCAAGGCGGCTGCGGTCAATCTGTACCAGAACACACTGGCGTTCTGGGACGCTTCGACGGGCTTCATTACGAATGACGACAACGCCGGGGCGAATGCCTTTGCGGGAGTCGTCTACCAGCAATGTGACAACTCCGGCGGGTCGGCTGGTGACAAGGTTTGTGAGTTGTACAGTGAGGGAGTGTTCCGGTTGACTGGATCGAGTTTCACCCAGGCAACTGCTGGCGACTTGATCTATGCGACCGACAATTTTGTTATCACTGCAACATCTACCAGCGCTTCCCGGATCGGCCGGGCGGTAAACTACGTTTCGGCAACTCAGATGGACGTCATGATCGACGTGCTGGGCTGATGTTTTTTGATTGAAAGGATCTGACGATGGCTGTGGATATTGCATCAGCACAAATCAAGCTGAGAGACCTGACGGCGAAGTTTGATAACAGAGTGGCGGCATCTACTCCGTTTTACCCGCAAGTTTGTTACGACGCCACAAGCGTTCGCAGCAGCGAGAAATACGGGTGGATCGGGAACATGCCCGGGATGCGCGAGTGGCTTGGGGAACGCCAGTTCTCTGAGTTGCGGGCGGCCAATTTTGTGCTGGAGAATAAGCACTGGGAAAACAGTCTGCTGATTAAAAAAACAGACTTGGCAGACGACAACCTTGGGCAGTACGGGCCTGTGCTTGAGCAGCTTGGAATCGAGGCCGCGCATCACCCAGATGAGCTGTGGTTTTCGGTGCTTGAGCAGGGCGAAAGCACAGCATGCTTCGATGGCCAGTTTTTCTACGACACCGACCACGTCTGGGGCAACTCCGGAACGCAGTCAAACGACATCACGAGCACGGTCGCCAGCACTTCCGCGCCAACGGTGGCAGAAGTCAAGACTGCAATTCGGAAGATGATTCGGTCGATGCTGGCGTTCAAGAACGATCAAGGCAAGCTCTACAACCGGCCGACGGTTGGGCGGCTGAATGACCTGACGCTTCTGGTCCCGCTGGCGTTGCGAGATCTGGCGTATGACGCACTGGAAAGCGAATTGATTAGCAACAGCTCGAACGTTGTCGTTGATCGTCCGCAGATTGTTTCCAGCCCGTACCTGACGAGCGACGTCAAGTTGTACCTGTTCAAGACGGGTGAAGCGGTGAAGCCGTTTGTGTTCCAGCGGCGTGCACCGTTAACGCGGATGATGAAGGGCATTGACGACTTGGAAACAAAGGACGTCAAGTTTATGGCAGAGGCGAGATATAACGTTGGCTACTTCGCGTGGTGGACGTCGATTCTCTGCACACTGACAACCTGATTGGCGTGAGTTATCAAGCAACAAGCCGAATGACGATTCGGCTTGGCTCCGGCTGTGTCCGCCATGCAGCCGGGGCAATTTTTAGGCGGTAAAGGAATTAGAAAATGACAACGTATTCGATTGGGCTTGGCAGCGCGGCAGAAGGTCGACACAAAGAAACAAACAAGAGGCATTTTCGAAGCCGTCTTTCCACGGGCGGCTTTCTTGAAGTGTCTGACGGGCGTGAGGTGACATTGACTGTGAACGAGGTCGATGACAACATGATTCAGAATTTAGCGAGTCGTGATTTCATCACAGCGACGCGAGTTCAGCAGCAGGCGAAGGTAACGCGATGAGCCTGAGAGACCAGATGGCAGAAGACGTCTGTGCAATCCTGAACACTGACGAGCTCGGGGAGCGTGCACGCTGGACGAATTCTGCAGGTGCTACGCTGGATCGAACCGTACGTCTGATCGAACAGCCAGACAGACAGACGATCCGGCGGGCACATATCTGGACGCCAATTGCAACAACATCAGTAGCGGTTGGCAACCTGTTTCAGGTTAAACGGAACAGCGACACAACGACGTGGCGAGTCATGTACACGGATCCGGCAGAGACTGCTTTACAGCGGTCGTATTGCCACCTTCAACTTGATGACATCGTCAGATTCAGCCGACGACGGTGGATGGTATCAAAGAAGGGTGCAGGCACTGCGGGACCGCCTGAACATACGCTGGGCGTTCGTGGCAAGTGGTTTCAGTCGTCTGCTGAAATTGTCGTCAGGGAAGACGGCAAGCGGCGTAAAATGGAAGGCGAATTTTATCTGATGCTGGAGTCAGTTGCCGACATCGGTTCAGCGGATACTGTCACCAATGCGGCGGGCGAAAGTTTTTATATCGACAGGCTGGAAACGTCACTGAATCGGGTCGATTTGCCGTACCTGATTTTGAGGCGTGCCGATGTTTAGGCTGAAGCGAAAAGACAGAACGAAAGAGTTACTGGACGGCATCGACAAGGCAACAGCCGAAGCGTTAACGCAGGCAGCGCTGAAGGTCAAAGAGTTGGCGAAGATGGCAGTGGGTCGGCAATACGTGAAAAGAAAACAGCCGAGTCGAAGACGTCAGCGAAGTGAGCCGGACGAGACATGAAACGCCGCAAGAAAACCGCATATTCAAAACTCAGGGCGAGAGCCGTCAAGAGCGTGCGGAAAGCGTCGAAGAAGTTGTCGTCAGGCCGACGAAAAGCGGCAAGGCGAATCGCAAAGACGACACGACAAACGATCCGGCAAACAAGAGCCAGCACGAACAAAGCCAGGCGAACACTGGCGAGAAGAACGAAGAAGACAGTCCGGGCTGTTAAGAGATTTACGAAGGCCAGCAAGCGGAATACAAGCAAAGCACTGCGAGGTGCACGCAAGGCAATTCAGGCACGCAAGAAAAAGAAACTGGAACGCCAAAGGATACAGCGAAAGGCACTGAAGGCCGCAGAACGAGCGAGGACGCGAAGAGAGTTAATAGGTGATGTTTCGCTCGTTGGTGCTTCTGCCGTTGAAACGTCGGAAGATCCGGGGGCGTCAAGGCCGGGGGAACCGCCAAGACGCAGAACAGGGAAGGGTCAGTCAGCAATTAAAGCGGAGTTGTTTCGGCAAGGCAAACAGATAAAATCCAGAGTCTTCGTTGATAAGAAAAGTGCCCCGTACATGGCACTGTGGGAATTCAGGCCAGACGCGAAACAACGGCCGTTTCTGAAGCCGACAATTGACAAAAACATGAGCATCCTCGGGAAGATTATTGGCACTGAGTTAAGGCAACTGGCGACAGCGAAGCCGAAGCGAAAAGCGAAGGTCACATAATGGCGGCAACTGGATTGGATCAGGCATTAACCGAATGGTGGGGGGCGACTCCGGAACTGTCTGCAATCGTGCCTTCGTACCGAGTGGCAACCGAAGTGATTCAGGAACGCGAAGATCAGGCGCACGATGAAAACGAAGACGATTATTTCGACGATTGCGTAGTGTTGACGATATCATCTGAACCTGCCTGGCGAACCAATTCAGCACGAGGCTGGAGAAGCTCAGTCAAAGTGACCTGCCTTTCGGTCAATTACGATGCGTCAAAGGATCTGGCACAAGAGGTTATCACGGCGTGGTCTGACAAGAGCTATCAGGGAGCCGGGTTGAATGTCACGGGCTGCAGGCCAGTTGGGCCGGTGGAGTCGAATCAGGATGACCAGACGGGCGTTTGGGCAACTCAAATCAGCCTGGAAATGAATCACGTAGGAGTGTGAAATGGCAGACGTTTCGGTGACAGCGGCGAGCGTTCTCAGAACGGCATCGACAAGTGTTGTCATGGGCATTGCAGGTGCGACAGTGACAGCCGGCCAGCCTGTCTATCAGGACGCAACAGACAGCCTGAAACTGAAGCCAACGGACGCAGACGTTTTGGCATCGAGTCAAAGCGTTGGAATTGCATTGCATGGTGCGTCAGCCGGCCAACCTTTGCAGTATGCGGTCAGCGGGAGCCTGACATTTAACGCAGGTTTCACGGTCGGGCAGGTTTATGTCTGCAGTGTCAACGCTGGCGGGATTGCACCGTATGCCGATCTGGCAACCGGCGACTTTGTGACAGTTCTAGGCGTGGCTACCACCACCAGCAATCTAAAGATGGGCATCGTTTACTCGGGTATTGCAAAACCATAATTTAAGGATTAAGAAATGCCAGCAGGTAACGTATTTTCCGGCAAGGACATGTCGTTTAAAACCGGCTCGACTCCGACGGTTGAGGTACACACAGGCAAGTGGGAATTGACGATCACGGGCAATGCCGGAAAATTTGCCAGCAACAGCACAGGCGGCTGGCGAAAATCCGTCAAGGGCGTGAAGGAGTGGAGCGGAACCGTGACCGTTATGCTGCATGATGGTGAGGCTATGCCGTTCGTTGTTGACGACGAAGTTGCGGCACAATTTTTGGTCGACGCAACCAATTACATTTCAGGAACGATCCTGATTACCGAAGTTGGCTCAATTACGGTTGACGCCGATTCTGGCGATCCGATTGCGATTGATTACAAGTTTGACGGGCAGGGTGCACCGTCTTCGAGCGGCACG